GGTGTACATAAACCAAAGTGCATAAAATAAAGTCTCTAGCAACAAACATAAATCCTTCTAATGTTGGATGCTTTTTAATTCTAATTATGTTTCTGAAATTAGTAAAGTCATCCATAAAATACATTTTTGAGTTTTCAGAAGTTTCTTCAAAACCTAATTCTTTTAGCCATTTCTCACTTAAAGGTATTCCATCAACTCTATTCATTAATTCTTCTTCATCAAGTCCAGACCAATACATAAAATCTTCGTGAGGATGGCAAACACCAACTACGGTATCTATTAACCATTCTTCATTTTCTGTATAATCATCGCCTAAATCATCTAACGCTTCTTGGTGGTCTAAATATCTGGAGCATCTTATTAAGTTTCCTACTCGTAAATCTTGTTTTTTAATATTAGTTTCCATTTTACTATCGTAATTTGCCCTCGCTCAAAAAATAAAAGAAAAAGGGTCTGTTAATAATTCAGTCTTTCGGCTTATCATAGCCACTAATCATAAGCTCAACGTTAGCCACAATTTTTAACTATCCTATTTTCAGGAGTTATATTAAGGTATTTGTGTATTTTTAAGGCTAATTCCCATTCTGTTTTTTCAATTTCTTTATCTTGGTTTTGGTCTATAGTTGTATTAAACCATTGTCTAATATGGTTCAGTTCGTTATCATAAAAAAAACAGTGGCTAACACTTTGTATAAATAATTGCTTTTCAAGTTCTTTATTTGCTTTAACCACTACTTCATAGACTTTATTAACAAATGTTAGTTCTGTAATTAATTCTTTTTTGCTTAATTTATTAAGGTCTTTCATTTTTAAGGTTTATTTTTTAAGTTAATTCTAATTCAACGCAACTATTCATACAATTCAACGTTATTCATTAACCCTATTCCTATTAACATAATCGTGTTGGTTGTTCTTAGCTAGTTTAGCAGACTTTTTAAGAGCTTTGAACTTCTTATCGTCTTTTAGGTGATCGGTACACGGAAGAGTCTTTAAATACTTTCCCCCCATTGCTTCAAGAGTGTTTCTAAGGTTATACTCTTGCAAATCGTTTTCTATTTCAAAAGATACGTTTAGTAGTTTCATAGTTATTTTGCTTTAGGTGTAAATTTACCAAATACAAATCTTACTTTATCTTTATCATCTTTACAAGCCAAAGCAACCAATTCGCCATTATTATTAAATTCAGAAGCCCAATTCCAATCATTCAATTTTAGATTATAAGACGCTTTGTACTTAGGTCTTTCACTACCTGTAGAAATTACTTCGTCGTCATTTAATTTTATTGAAATAACAGGGTATTCGTAAAGCTCCCTTCCTATTCCCCAATTAAAACAAGCTCTTTTAAAAGAATCAGAAGCTAATCCTTTTTTCGATTCTGTGTAGCTCTCTGTTCCTGTATCTTCTTTTGATACCCATTGTTTTTTTTCTTCATCCCATATAGATACAGTACAGTTCGCGTTGTTGTTGCTATGCTCCCTTTTCCAGTTCGTTTTACCACAAACAACATCAAGCCTGTCCATATCCACCCTAGCGTCCTTATAAGCCAGTATGGTTGCGTATTTCCCATTGTTTATGCTTTGTATTCTAAAATCTATCTGGTCGATAGTTAAAGGAATTGATAAATCATCTATAATCATCTGTAATCATCTGTTTAGTTTTTAAAGTTTGTCGTAAAAGTCTTGATCGTTTTTATTCTGTATAATAACGTGCAACAAAAAAACAAAGGTTATTAAGTTACTTGCTATTAATAATACTATTGCAGCTGTTTTCATTTGTGTACTTCATTATAGTTAACTGCTAGTCCTTTTTCTATTAGTCCGAATACGTCGAAATGCCATTCAAATAATTTATCTAAAATCCAATAATCAAGATGTTTATAGTCACCAGAATTAAGCATATTTAACATTGACTTCCAGTAATCTGGAATAGTTCCATTTAAAAAAAATACATCTTCATCATATTGACTTATAACGAAGTAGTCCTTCATAAACATTAATGTAACACGGTCATCTATGCGTATTTCTTTAGTTAAGTCAGATAGAGGCCTTAATACTATGATTCCATCGTCAAGACATTGAGATATATTATACATTCTTAATGTTCGCAATTTATACCCTGCAAGTTCTTTAGTATAGAAATCATACATATTAATTTTAAAAGTAATACCATAAGGTAAATAAGGAGCTAAGTATTTTAATTCTAGTTTTTTCATTTCGTTTCAGTTTTAAAGTTAATCAAATATACAACTAAATGTATTAATATCCTAATATTACAACAACTAATAGTAAAAAATATGCTGTTCATATAGATACAAACAGCATATCTACATTACTAACACTCTATTGTATTACCTCCTAGAATACATTTAACGAGTGTTAGTAACTATCAACTATCTTATAGTATTCTTCGTCTACATATTGAGGTACTACCCAATATTTTCTACCTTTATGGTATATTTTTACTTCACAAGGTTTCTTTATGTCGTTATCGCAATGCCTTTGCATATCATCTTCATCTACATAGGTTTTTAAGCAAATTGCTTGTACTTTATTTTTCATCTTTTGCAAATCATAACTATCTCTTTTAAGAGCATCGTATTCTTGCTCATCAAAGTATTTTTTTAACTTCTGTTTAAATTGCACTTGCTTATCTAAAGAATATAAGTCATCACCTCTATCTACAACCCATTTTGTTAATTCTGTAATATCCATTTTATATTTATTAAGTTTATTTATTAATTAACGCTACTATTGTTGTACTCGTCCGTTACCCCTTAACAACAACACTGTCAACAACATTCATTTTAAGTATCTTGTCATTCATCATATCAACATCTATCTGTAGAAGCTTTGAATTACGTTCTATGCTGTCAATAATGTTTTGCATAGTTTCTACTCCCTGGTAGTTTTCATTGGATAATATGTTGTTTATGGTTTGCTGTGTTGGTGTACTAGGATCATTTTTAACCATAGTTTTAACGCCAAACTTTAATACAGCCCATTTGCTTGATAGTTCTTTGTGTTTACTCATTTTATATTCTGTTTTTTAATTTCTTACCCAACTCAACTAACCCGTATTCAATAGCTAAATTATATAGCTCTAGTCTATCGTGGTGATTCCAAAAATCTTTATACTCATTAAACTTATCTTCAATAAGCTTACATAAAAGAGGATTAGGTTTTGATTTGCTTATTACAATAAGGTTGTTATTTCTGTCTTTTGCTGTTCCTGTTGCTTTCATATTTTTTTATTAGATACATTCTTTAAACTATCAAGAATATTAAATTCATATTTATTTAGTTCTGATGGTTTAAGTTTCAAGTCGTCAAAGTAATTATCATTTATTTCTTTTCTTAAACCTATCACACTCACACTAAACAAATCATCAGCAGTCCATTTTGCTTGCCTAATGGTTGCGTCTACATCTTCATAATCCCCTCCTGTCATATGTTGACTGGCGGAACGAATGGTTTCCGTTATCCACACTCTATGATCTACCTTTAAAGAATCAGGTATATATTCAATTTTTACAATAGTGTATTTTGGATATACGTTTCTTGAATCATTGCAAGATGTTAAAAATAATAGTGATAAAGTAAGTGTTATTAAATTCTTAAATAGTTTCATTTTTTTTAGTTTTAGTTTGAATTAAATATTAAAGACTCAAAGTGAGTGTAATCTATCATAGTAAAAGGTTCGCAGGTATTTTCTGGTTCTAGTTCTTCATACTTCATATCTATTTGCAAAACCATATATGAGTATTGATTGTCCGATGGTGTCATATTAACCCAAAGACCATCTATATCTGCCCCAAATTCTGAAATCTCTATAATCATATCTACAGAATCGTCCTTAACCTCTCCAAATGATATTGAATAGTTTTCGTGTTTAGCGTCAAAAGCTATTTCACCCTTACACCAATTAACACATTGTAATTTTTTCATCAATATATTAAATATTTTATCATCCATAATAATTGTTGTTTGGTTCGACAAGACAAAGATATGTTTTTATACGGTATAAACCAAAATATTGTATAAATAATTTCACTGTAAAAAATAATAATCTTTGTTAAGTACTGTAAACACTACAAAATAATAGAATAAAAATATTCGTAAATAAAATATATTTGTATAATCCATTTATTTGACATACCTTTGTTGAACAAAACAAAATATATAAAGATGAAAATAAGAACCAAAAGACAAAACAAATAAATTATGAAAACACTAGTAGAGAAAAAACCAAAATCAAGATTAACACAAGGACAAAAGGAAAACAAATGAAAGAATTAAAAAAGCATATTAAAAAAGCATTTTCAATAAATAATATTATATCTCGTGTAGCCCAATACGCAATTTCTATTGTTACATCGATGATTGTTTATGCATTGACTTATCATTTAGGTGTAAATGAATTAGGCCAAGGGTTTTATAGTGGTATGGCTTTTTACTTTATGATTGAAAAATTAGAAGGAATTTTTAGAAAACGTTAAAAACGAAAACAAATGAAAAAAACAAATAAAATAATAACCCTATCAATACTAATAGTAACATTTCTATTCATAGGATTAAAGACAGCAGAAGCGCAAGACAAAAGATTTGCAGCATTCGCAAAGGTAGACCCTAACGCAACACTAAAAGATGGTTTTAACATCGGCTTAGGCGTAGAGTATCAAATGACTGTAATGTATTTCAAAGCCCAGTTATTCGCCTTTCCAGAGTTAAGAGGAAAGAACTACTTTGATTACACGGCATCGGTAGGATTTAACCATCATACTAGATTTGAAGAATGGAGGATTTACGCAGGTATGAAAGCAGGTACTATATTCAGGGATGGCACGCCTTTCCCTACTTATGGATTTGAAACAGGTATCGAATACTACTTTGGTAACGGGTTGTATTTAGGAATCGAATTAACCAGGGATCGCAGAACCGATGGAAGAGTATGGGATAGTGACATAGTGCCATACTTTAGAAACTCTGGATTTACTAAAATAGGATTAACTTTTTAAAAACTAAAACTATGAAAATATTAGTAGGATGCGAAGAGAGTCAGGCTGTAACAATAGAATTAAGAAAATTAGGACACGAGGCATATTCTTGTGACTTGCAAGAATGTAGTGGTGGACACCCAGAATGGCATTTAAAGTCAGATGTGTTTGACGCAATAGAAATGAAAGATTGGGATATGGGCATCTTTTTCCCAACTTGTACATATTTAACAGTAAGCGCTAATAAATGGTATAAGGATCAACCTGCAAGAAAAAGCGGTGTTTTGGTAGGCGCAGAAAGACGAGCAGCGAGGGAAGAAGCGATTTTGTTTTTTATGAGACTTTACAACTGTAAAATAACAAAAGTAGCAATAGAGAACCCAATAGGGGTTATGAGTACAAGATTTAGAAAACCAGACCAGGTGATACAGCCTTGGCAATTTGGACACGGAGAAACTAAAGCTACTTGCTTATGGTTAAGGAATATGCCAAAATTACAGCCGACAAATATTGTAAACGGAAGAGAGCAGAGAGTTCATCTTCTACCCAAAACAAATGACAGATCAAAATTAAGAAGTAAAACATATCCAGGAATTGCCAAAGCTATGGCGGAACAATGGACTAAAAACTAAAACTATGATACACATTATACTTAAATGGGCAACAATACTATTTACATTTTATATGTTATGCCTACTGATAAAAACAATAGTTAAAGTGGTCAAATTCGACCACTTTAAAAACAGAACAAAAAAATAGAGAATATGTTTAATAGTTAAATATATTTTTACTATATTGCATTGTAGTTGCCTTTCCACATCATAGCAACTTAAAGAAATTAACATAAACCTTACAATGACAGTAGACGTGGAAAGCTACTTGATTTGTAAGGTTTTTTGTATTAACTTAATAGTTTACTGGTATCTTAAAACCTTTATTATTATGGCAAAAATAGATTTAAAATTTATTGACTCGGAAGAACAAGATAGATACATATCTGTTATTAATTTCAAAGAAGATTTATGTGATGAGATACTGATTACTGTTAAATCATACCATAGTGTTTCATCAATATATTTAGATAAGTCAACAGCGATAAAATTTGCTAAAACACTCCGAACCGAAATAAACAAAATAACTAAAGAAGAAAGGGGGGGGCAAGATGGCAAAGGATAAAAAGTCATTTACAGCCTATTGCGACTGGAAAGAAACATTTGATTCATTGCCAAATGAAAAAGCAGGTCAATTGGTAAAACATTTACTTTCTTATGTCAATGATGAGAATCCAGAAACAGACGACATATTAATCAATGTTGCATTCGCTCAAATCAAAGCTACACTAAAGAGAGATTTAAAAAAATGGGAAGAAAAGCGAGAGCAAAACAAGGCAAACGCACTAAAGCGATGGAATAAAAATAATGCGAACGTATGCGACCGCATACAAACGGATGCGAAAGATGCCGTTAGTGTAAGGGTTAGTGTAAGTGATAGTGAGATAATAGATAAATCTATTACTATAGATAAAAAATGTTCTGAAAAAGAGTTCTTAGAAACTTGGAGTAACGCAAGAAAGGTTTATAGAGGACTCGAAACACACATTCTAAAGCTTCCTATATTCGTTTTAAGCAACTTTAATAGAATGGTGGACACATACACCATAGAACAAATTAAAACGGCTATACACGGCTTATTTGAGCAAGAACAGTTATTTGATGCTATGATAACAATGCCTACTCACTTTTTAGAAAACGTAGATAAGTATTACAATGCAGCGATTAACAAGAATAAAACTCTTTATGGGAGTGCTAAGAAACAGGTAAAACTATAACGTGATTTGTATATGAATTGAATCCATTAAAAAGCAATAACTTTGAATAAATATTAAACAAACAACGGATTAAGCGAATAATAGATTTTATTTATATGCGTTGTTGTAAAATGTAATAAAAATGAAAATAAACTATAATTTAGATCCAGTACAACAGGCTAATTTATTAAAAAATAAGTTTGCTCAATGCATTGAAAACCATCAAAGAACAAATACTACAGATAATTTAGACGCAACCACATTTACAGATGAAGAAAGAATTGTTCTAAATGTAATTGAAATAATAGTTGAACTAGATGGTAATTGCATTTATTGGAGTTCAGTAAGTAAATGCATTGAAGACGATTAGGTTTCAATGTTTTTTATACTATGTTAACTTTTTAAAACCAAAACAAATGGACGAAATACAAATAGATGATTCTGAATTAATAAAAGATGATGATTTACAAATGATGTTTAAAGAATCTAATGTAAATCTTAGAGAAAAAGTAAATAGACCCCCTGTATTAATCAGTATAGGTCTAAATGAAAGACCTAAAAATGGTGTTTGTTATCCTGTTAAATTTGCCTCTAGAGGGAATATATCCCTTATTACAGGTGAAGAGAAAAGCCGTAAATCCTATGTAAAATCTTTGATAGAAGCTTCTTCAATCGGTGGTAATTCAAATAACTACAACAACGATTTGATAAAATCAAAAATACCTAAAGATGAATATGTTATCAGTATCGATGGGGAGCAGTCTAAATACGATGTCTGGTTGAATGGTATTAGAATACCTCAAATGGTTGGCACACCAGAACAACCACAATACCCTGACAATTACAAGTCTTTAATGTGGCGTGAGTATTCTAAAGATCAAAGATTAGCATTGTTAAAATGGTTATTTATGGAAAGCCCTATAAAAGATAAAATTGCATTTGTTTTTTTAGATGGATATGTTGATTTTATAAAAGACTTCAATAATCTGGAAGAGTCAAACGAATTTGTTGATTTGCTTTTAAAATATACTTCCATAGCTAATTGTCATATATGCGGAATACTTCATTTAAATCCTGGTTCTGATAAGTCACGTGGGCATTCAGGAACAATATTGCAACAGAAGTCTGAAAATGTTGTTATTGTTAAAAATATGGGTGAATATAGTGTTGTTAAATGTAAAGACTCAAGGGGTGATATAAAATTCAAGTCTTTTTGCATTAGGATAGATAACGATTGGTTGCCTTATATTAGTGATGACCCAACAGAAGAAGAAAATAAACAAAGACCAAACATATGAACATTGATAAAGCACTAAGTCACTTTGAATTTAAGTTAACAGAAGATGATGGAAACGGCAAAAAAAGGTTAAAGAAATCATTTAAACCTACAGGAAACGACATAAAAGCATTTAACGCCATCGTGCAATACAAGAAGAAACAAGAGTCTAAAAGCCTGTATGACAATGAAAGCCTAGCAAAGCTGTTTTTAGAAAGCTTTATGATTAAAATGGATTGTAATATGTACACTTCCGAAACAGCATTAGAAGCTATAAGTACGACTTTAGAATATACTGTTTACGAGCTATGTATGAAGCTAAAGGAAAAGATACCGCTATACAAGTTCAACAATATCGGAGAAAAGAAATATCCTTCTATTCAAAATAAAGAACTTGTTGAAAAATATGGAAAGGAATTAACAGAAGCGTTAACCACAGAAGTAACAGAAGATCAAGTAATAAGATGGGTAGGATCAAAAGTTAACAAGATATTGCAAATTGAGAAAGGGTAACGTAAAATATATGAAACGTAAAACGAATGAATTATGAAGCACATAAGATTTATTATAGGAATACCATTAATATTTTTATTAAATATTTACGAGAAATACACATCTAAATGGGTTTACATTTGGATTACAATACCTCAACTTTATTGTATGGTATATAAAAATATGGATAGAATAGAAGCTGCTAATCACTTAGACAAACGTAAGTGAGAGTATGTTTTATATACTATGTTATGGAATAAATAATGTAAATATGTTTGTTTATTGTTACAGAATGATGTATATTTGCATTGATAGTTAACAAAACTAATTCGAAATACCAAGAACCGCAAACGGGATTAAATGAACGAAACAAAAATCAATAATTATGAATAAAGAGACTTTAAAAAGAGCAAACGCTTTAGATAAAAAAATTAAAGAGTGTGACGAAGCTTTAAATTGCTTTGAATACACATACACAGATCACGAAGGTAAAAATCCACAAGTTTATAACCGTACACCAAGATTAATAATTGATGTTGATGATTTAGATAATGGAAGAGAGCAAATCGCATTACCATTCAATTTAAGTAATACTTTTATTGATTTTATTACTCGAGAAGTAAAAAACCAAAAAGAGAAATCTATTAATGAGTTTAAATCACTTTAACAGTAGTTATGATAAAAGTTAATGAATTAAAAGAATTAGATAAAAAAGGCGAAATAGTCACTTTTGATGTTTGCGCACATTCTAGTATTCCTTCATTGGTTTTATTAAATGGAAAGGCTTACGGGAAAGTTCATTTAAACACAGTAAAATCTTTCCGCAAATATGAATCAACAAAATAAAAGTAGTTATGGAGAAAACTAAAAAAAAATGTAATAAATGTGGGTGTAAAGTATATCCAAATCAAAAAAATTGCAGTAGCTGTGTAGGTATTATTTTATTTGGAAGTGTTGAAAAAGCAAAGCAATCTGCAAGAATAAACTTTAAACTTTTAGGACTATGACACAAGAAGAACATAATACAGATGTTGGGAAATTAACTGAATTAGAAATTAAACTGCAAACAGCAATATTGGATGTTAATGATTATGAGTTGTCACAATTGTTCATTGAATGGCAAGAACAGAGAAATGTATGTAATGAAGGATTTCATAAGATACTTAAAACAATGATAGAAGAATCAACAAAACAGTAATAAAAATAGAATATGTCAAAAAGAGAGCCAAAGGATTTTTTTAAATGGAACTTACTAAGCGAAGAGATTAGCGGTTCTGATAACTCCGTAAGAAAAGAGAAAGTGCCAAAGAAGTATCAAAAAGACATTAGAAATCTTATGTTGTTGTTTGAGGCTTGGAGAAAGGGACTTAATAGTTAACGCTAAGTATAACAAATTTTAAATTATGGATAGATTAGAAGAACTTAAAGAAACTTATTTAAGAAGAATAAGAACAGCTAACAAAATGATTGATGACCCCAAAACAAGTGATGAGCAAAGAAATAGATTAAGAATAAAGGTTAATGTTTACAAATATTTTGTTATTGAACTACAGCAATAATTTAATTTTTGTTATACAATGTTATTGTGCGTTTTAATGCACTCTAACGTCCGTATATATCGTCGTTTTAATGCGATATATACTATGTTAAAATAAACACTAAAATTATGAAAAAATGAATAAGCCAAAAACTTACGATAGCTACAAAAAAGACAAAGCAAATCATAAATACTATAAGACTTATGAAGCGCACGAATCCTGCAAGAATTACGAAAAGTTTTTACAAGAAAAAAAGAAGGACTTGATTATGAATTTGCAGAGTATACTATAAAAATTGAAAAGGTTAATGGATTTATAGTACAAGTAAAAACTGAAATGCCTGCAAAAGATTTTATTGATTCTGCTAAAATTCTAAACAGCATTTTTTAAATATTAAAATTATGAAAAAAACAAGGTATTAGTCATTAAACAAAATAATCAATTAGATCAAAAATAAACGTGGGTAATCCGAAAACCATTTAATAGAGTAGGAGTAAATTAAAAACGGTGGCGACCAACGCAATTTTTATGAAACAATTTAAAACACTAACCGCATTGCTTCTTATTGCATTTATTGGATTTACTTCTTGTGAAGTAGAAGATATTAATGCAGAAAAAGATTTACGACAAGAAAAAATAGATCAACTTAAAATTAATATGTCAAATACCGAAATGATACAAGTTGATCCTTTATTAAATGTTGAACCTTGTAGTACTACTGATTCGGATGGTCATACATATAATGTAAACATTCATTTAAATGGTTCTGTTACTATAACTATAGCTGATGAGAATGGTGAAGTATATTATACAGATCAAATAAATGCTAATTTTAACTATTCCGCTATTCCTTTAGCTGTTGCAATTGGGTGCTTGTCAATTGGTGCTGACACTGTTGGAGGCAGTAAAGTATTAGCTCCTAATGATACAGGAGGAGGAATAGGAAACCAAGGATGCGAAGAGGTGCAAGATTGCGTTAACTCGCAGGGTAACGGTGTTTATCGTTGTGGCAACACACACTATTTAAAGTATTATGGAGTGGTATATCCTCCGTTCGAAAGCGAAATAGAGGCTAACGAATGGTGCGACAACAATATATTAAACAACGCTAGCGGAAAAGTTGAATACACTTTAGATATGGATGGTAATTTAATATGGCACGAAGCAGGGTGCGGATGGATAAGTTATGTAAATCCAGATGGTACGTGGGGAGAGCCTGAAATCGACCCCAACATTGGATGCGTATAAAAAGAAAATAAGTATTTTATCAAAATAAAAAGCACAATATGTTGTATATGTTGTGCTTTTTTATTATCTTCGTTTAACAAAAAAATTTAAAGCTATGGCAAAGAAAGGATGCGGATGCAAAGAGAAGATAACACAAGAGTTTACTTCCAAGATCAAACCAAGGTGTTTGACAAAAAAGGAGTTTGAAGATTATTCAGAAATAAGAAGTAACAATCTTAGTGATGAATCCAAACAAAAGATATACGCTATGCACGCAAAGGTTTTTAAAAGACCTGTGTACATTCCAGAACCCAACAACAATAAACCACTTATTAAAATGATGAGTGATTTAGATAAACTTTACGAACTTAAAAAACAAACCTTAAAACAAAAACAATTATGAAATTTAAAGATATAAAAATAGGGCAACATTTATGGGTGTTGTCAAATGGCGAGTTGTTAATGGTGGCTAAGTTTGATGATAAGGGTTATGAAGTGTGTGGGGCTTGGGATTGTGGCATAAGTCGTCTAGAATGTGAAATAATAGAGCTTGTAAGTGTGCCGAAAGGATATGAAAAAACAAAAATGTATTATTCGGATCATATTACTTGCGAAAGAAGGTAGAAAAATATTAACTAAAACAAATAAATTATGAAAACAATTACACAAATCGCATTAATGTTATTTACTTTAATAACAAGCGCACAAACAGTAACACTATCTCAACACTGGACAATACAACCAGGAGAACATCAAGAGATATCAGAACTCAATCTAAACGGCTATGATGTCGTATTAAAAAACGCATCCAGTCTATCAGTTGATAGGGTTTACGGAACAGGGAACATATCTACACAATCAAACGGATCAGGAAACAACCAACCAGTTTTAATCATAAACGACTCTTACGGTTGCAACGTTACATTTGAAGGAAACCAACAATGGACAGAATTATATATGCCTGTAGAGTGTGACTCCACACTATCGACAAACGATCCCTTGGAGTTAAACATAAAAAGCATACCTATCGGAATACCATACCACGTGTTTACAATTGAAGGAAAGTTGTTATTGAAAGGCATAACTGACGAGAACACATACAGCTACATACAAAGAGGAATTAACGTTCTTTTAATGGTGGATGGGTACAAGTTAAAGAGATTAAACTTTAAAAAGTAGGATTATGAAAGCAAGTGAGTTTTACGAATACTTATATGGAGAAAAACCCCCTAAAAATTTCCAAAACAGCAGTTCGATACACATATTTGGATTTGCAGAAGCTTATGTGGAATACCTAAAGCAAGGTCAATCACATATTGTTAACTGTTTATCCTGCGGTAAAAATCACGCTGAAATTTGTGGAAGTTGCGTCAGTGACATAGCTCAATCAACAGCAGAACAGGCAATACAAACTATGTGATTAATTTTTAAAAATTAGTGTTATGGAAAGTTTTCAGGAAATACTAAAAAGAAAAGCATATTACTATGGTTGTACGCAGGCTGCTATTCAATTTGCATTAGAAGAATTTTTAAGACAGGAAGCTAAAAAAGATCTAGATGGAATAAAAAAAAGTAAGTAGTTTTTCATTTGTTTTGGGTAAAGAGCATTGCTTGATGGAGTAGTTTACCGTAGATGCTCTTTTTTAAACAAATGATATAAAGACCCTTGTAAACAATGTGATTTTTAACGATTTAAAACAGATAAAGGAAATGGAAGAATTAATAAAGAAAATTAGAGCAGTAGAACCAACAGAAGAACAATTAAAAGATAGAACTCCAGAGTATGCTTTTGGGTGGATAGATTCATTAAATGCTATAACCAAAGTAGTTGAAAAATTAACTGCACCCGTTGTTGTTGTGGATATGTTGCCAAAAATAGATAGCACTGAATTTCAAAATTGGTTATTAGATGGTGGATATACAGAAACCAAAACACCAAAACTTTATAAAAAAGGATGCGGTTACTTTGAGAAGCGAAACCTTTATAGACACTACCAAAATATACTGACTTTTGGAAATTAACTACAACACCCGTGTATGTAGTCGTTTTAATGCTACATAAACAATGTTATTAATTAAAACACAAATAAAATGAAAGAAATAGAGGAATACAGTCCTAGATGGTTGTTGAATAAAATAAATGGAAGCAAAACAGAGGCGGAAAAACTAATGAATATAATATCTTTTCAAGATAATTTAACAGAAATAGCTAAAAAATGTATTTTAGAGGCATACTATAATCGTATTGAAGCGCCTATTTGCAATAGGTTTATTGTCAATACCCGCGAAAAACATAAAAGATAAAAATGAACCACAACTCAATAAAGATAAACATAATAAAATGGATAGCAATACTAATCCTATTCTATGTGTTGTCTAAATTGAACAAACTATTTAAACTATAAATAAATGCCAGACTATAAAATAACATTTATTAAGAATCGTAAAATCCAAAATAGAGTATTATTCGATGTTAAAAGAATAGAGAATTCGATACGTGATTTTAGGGAGCTACACAATGAATACGGAAGAATAACTAAAATAGAAGAACAATGAACGACATACATAAATCAATACTAGACATATTAAACAATAACGATTGGATATCATCTATCACGTTCCATAGGGGGTATGTAAATATAACGAAGTTCAGGCGTAAAGGGGTTAGAGAAATTGGAGAAATTTCATTCCCTATGGAGTCTACACAAGATTCCATAATAATACAACAGTGGATAGAATCACAAAATACATATGAAAATCAAAATTAAGAACACATCAAGCAAATACCCTAAGACATACTTTAGACTGAGCTTCGTAGATGTATCATTCATTAATACCTATCAGTCTACAAGCTTGAACATATGCGTTTTTAATATTCTAATCCAAATAAGACATACAAAATGAAAGAACAACTAAGACAAGCATACTACAAAGAAACAGGAGAGAAATGGGTAAACTCACAAGGCAGACCAGATATCGATTATGTTAATTGGTTAGAAGATTTGGTATTGTTGATTGGATTAAAATACATTCTTACACAATCTAAAGCGTTAGATAGTTACGAAAGTGGGTGTGTAGATCATAAACCAACCAGCTAACTATTTGTAGATTACAATTATTTTCATTAAATTTAAAAATATACAATGGATAAAATTGAAATAATAAAACAATTAAAGCACAATTCACCAGAAAGCAAAGACCTCGTTAAGTTACTAGAGAGCTTAGAACACAGAAGAAACTATTTAAAAGGCAGGAAATTAACAGAAGAGGTGGAGTATAAACTTGAAGAAAATTTAATAACTATCATAAGAGTTCAGGAGCTAATTATAAATAAAAACAAAATATAATGATGGTGATAGATAATAAATATAAAATTGGAGATATTGTTTATCTTAAAACAGATATAGAACAAAAGAAAAGGATTGTAACTAGGATATACATAAGTTCAAACGGACTAGTTTATGAATTATGTTGTGGTGATGATATGAGTAATTCATATGACATCGAAATATCTAAAGAAAAAGATGTGATAATCACTACAACAAATTAATAATGTAAAAATGGGATATACAGAAGAAGAAATAAAAGAAATTTTTAACGATGTGCTTGAAAGAATAGAACAAGGAGAGTCGTTGAGAAGTGTTTTGAGGGATTCGGATAAGCCTAGTTCTAGGACTTTTTATAAGTGGTTGGATGAAGATGATGAAAGAGTAAAACAATACGCGCACGCGTGCCAAGAAAGGGCTGTGGCTAAGTTTGAGAGCATAGAACAAGACTACAACGAAAAGCCAGAAAGAGACAAGGACTCGGGTAAAATAGACCCTGCTTGGGTTAATCTTCAAAGGTTAAAGATAGACAGCAAGAAATGGGAGTTATCCAAATTGAACCCCAAGAAGTATGGCGACAAGGTAGAAACAACATTACAGGGAGGGGATAAGCCGATACAGGCTGTTATAAGTCTAGGTAACGGAATAAATCCAAATGAATCTACTTCTTAAACAGGAACACGCAACATATTATCTAAAAGACTCTACGACTAAGGAGGTGCTTTATGGAGGTGCAGCAGGGGGTGGTAAATCCGCTCTTGGCTGTTTGTGGTTAATAGAGTGTTGCCAGAAATACCCAGGAAGTAGATGGTTAATGGGTAGGTCGAAATTAAAGTCACTAAAGGAAACCACACTAAATACATTCTTTGAGTTGGCTTCTAAGTTCAATATAACAGATCAATTTAAATACAACGGACAAAGCAACATAATAACTTGGAATAATGGTAGTGAGATACTTTTAAAAGACTTGTTTTTATATCCTAGCGATCCCAACTTCGATGGGCTAGGTTCTTTGGAGATATGTGGCGCTTTTATAGACGAGTGCAACCAAGTAGTTCACAAAGCTTGGCAGATAGTTCTTTCAAGGTGTAGATACAAATTAAAATACTTCGGTTTAATACCCAAGGTTTTAGGAAGTTGCAACCCTGCAAAGAATTGGACATACAAAGAGTTTTACAAAAAGAATAGAGACGAAACGTTAGAGCCAACAAAAAAGTTTATACAGGCTCTTCCGACAGATAATCCACACCTACCTAAGTCTTACCTAGAATCCTTATTGTCTTTAGATAACAATAGCAAACAAAGATTATATTACGGCAATTGGGAGTATGACGACGATCCAAGCACATTGATTAATCAAGATGCAATAACGGATTATTGGAATCCGATACACATACAGCCAGAAGGAAGGAAATACATAACCATTGATGTAGCAAGAAAAGGAAAAGACACGACTGTCTATAGAGTTTGGCACGGATGGTTATGTATAGAGAGGTTTCAAATAACAAAGAGTGATTTAACCGTTGTAGTTTCTAAAGCAAAAGAATTAATGGTTAAACACAAGATTCCCCTTGGATTTGTTATAGCAGATGAGGATGGAGTCGGTGGCGGTGTTGTCGATTTTCTAAAGTGCAAGGGTTTTGTTAACGGCAGTAGAGCGCTAAAAGACGAGAACTTTAATAACTTAAAATCGCAATGTGGGTTTCATATGGCTAAGAAAATAAATAACGGGGAAGTTGGGGAGCTTTGTGACAACTCCGCGGTAATTGAAACCACATCAGAAGAAATGGAACAGGTTAAACAAAAAGACATTGACAAGGATGGTAAAGTGGCTTTAGTATCAAAGGATAAGGTAAAGGAAATGATTGGAAGATCACCTGATGAATGGGATAGTATTATGATGAGATTCTATTTTGAGTTAAAGAGGTCGCACATATCAATAATGTAATTAATTAAAAATCACTATATTTGTTATAATATGAAGGTTACAATACCAGAGAATAGAGCAGAATTAACACTAGGGAAATATCAAAGTTATGCTAAGATATTGGAGGATGAAAATGCAGACGAAAGAACATTGAACAACAATGCCGTTAGTATCTTTTACGACATACCATTAGACCAAGTGGAAAACATATCTAAAAATGATTACGATTTTCTACTTAACTCTATATTACAAGCTCTAAACAAAGAGGTGGAATTTGTAAATACTTTTAAGATGGATGGTGTGGAGTATGGTTTTATTCCGAGCTTAAACAACGACGACATAACAACAAAGGAATTCATCGATTTGCAGTTGTACCCATTTGACAAGATAGAAACACATAATAAATTGATGGCGATATTATTTAGACCTGTTACGAAGAAGGATGGTTTTGGGAGTTATGAGATAGAACCGTACACAGGTACAAAAGCAACGGCTGAAAAGATGAAGGGTATGCCGATGAGTGTGGTTGATGGGGCGTTGCTTTTTTTTTTAACTTTACTAGAAGACTTACTGAATGCTTCCCAGAAGTTTACGGAAGTTCAACCAGTGAAGGTGTAAGTGCTTCCGAGTACTTCGAAAAGTGGCAATGGTATGCAACATTAAATGAATTGGCAGGGGGTAACATATTGAATTTTGAAAAGGTTTTAGAGATAGATTGCTACGAAATGCATACGTTCTTAGCTCACAGGATAGACAGATCAAAACTAGAATCAGAATTGAGACAACCAAAAAACGGAAGAGTAACAAAGATATGAATCAATACAGCGAAATATTACAGTACATTTATGGATTGGGTCAGGATGATTTGTTTATAAACACAGTGACACAGGGAGAGCCAGACCAAATTGATTTGGATCGAGGCAATATATTCCCTTTGCTTCATATAGTTGTTGATACTGGAGGGTTTACTAATGGCTCTACATTGAACTTTAATGTTACTTTGGAATGTATGGCGGTTCGAGACATAAACAAATCGGAAGTAATAACAGATAAGTTTTGGAAACAAGACAATGAGATTGACAACTTAAACGAGACTTTGGCATCATTGAATAGAATGTGGACGATAATGTATAGAGATTTCGAGGACAAGGATATTAATGCGCAAGAAAACCCCTCATTTGAAAAAAGGGTATTCAGTGGTAAAAACTTACTTGATGGGTGGCAATTGACATTTACCTTGGAAGTTCCAAACAAAACCCTTAACTTATGTTTATAGAAGATGCGCTAAATAAGTTCGCTAAGAATGTTGTAAAGCAAAGTAGGAGCAATCTAACAAGAAAGAAAAAGAACGCTTCTAAGAGCCTGTATAATAGTTTAGGTTATGACTTAACGGTATCAAAGAATAGTTTTTCATTATCATTTGAAATGGAAGATTATGGCGAGTTTATAGACAAGGGGGTGAAAGGAGTTGGAGGAACTAAAGCAGATGGAACGAAATGGAAAACAAAGAAAGTTGACAACAACCTTTACAAGTACACCAATAAAAAACCACCGACAAAGGCATTTGATAGATGGATAGTTAGAAGAGGGATAGCCCCAAGAACATCAACGGGTCAATTTACAAGTAGAAAGAGTACGGCTTTTGCAATAGCAACGAGTGTTTACCATACAGGATTGGAAACAACTAACTTTTTTACGAAGCCTTTAGAAGACAACTTTGAAAAGCTGCCCGACGAACTTGTAGAAGCTTTTGCATTAACAGTGGATAACATTATAATAGATTAAGATGATTAAAACGCTTTCACCATATTACGTAACAATACCCTGGTTAAGTCCTTTGACGTCTTTAACAGCTACTCAATACACAATAGAGTTGTACATATGGAATGGATCAAAGGACGTAATACCTGCTGAACCTTCTTACCAGATAACAAAGACTAATCCAGAGGCATTGGTTGGTGATGATAAAATAGAAATATCGAGATTAGTAAACAGCTTTATAACATTTACTCCGACATTAGGAGTGGTAAACAACATAACCAGTGGAGACAATCAACTATGGGTAAAGCAAAGCGTATTTTACACTACAAGCAACCCGACAGAGGCAACAACGCCACAACTAGAAAGCACTATAATTGCATTAAAAGGGTGGGGCTACGGAATAGGTGGAGAAAACCAAGATGTGCCAACAGACAAAGTATTAATGCAAGGCAGGGAGTTTAAGGTTTCCCAAAATAGCAAGTTCATTGTGCCAATCAGAATAGATGAAACAGTAGTTCCAACAGGATCAATAGGAATAACAGACGTAACATTAGATACTGGTAACGACTACATAATAACATTTAATATCGTAGGTACATATACATTGTTAACTTGTAGAATATTTCCTTTGGTTGGCGATCCTTATCTCGAGTTGGTGGATGGAGTCACAAGCACGCAGACAGTAACAATACAACCAACAACAGGGTTGACAGGTTTTCAATTGTTTGGATATGATTCATCTAGTGGACAAAACATATTTAGTAACATTTTTGAAATAACAATATGATAACTATAATTTCTTATCCTGCAAATACCATAAACGAATCAATTGCCGTGCCTGATACCTTGGATAGCGAGGACATAATACAATACGTTTGTGTTGATGTTTCAGTAGCAGTGGACGAGGAATATATCGAAGTTTCATACAATGGGGAAACAATAACATTGTTGATAACCGAGGAATGCAGGTACACTCCGTTAGATGTTAATTTTATAAACAAAGAAGGAGTGCAACAAATACTAACATTCTTTAAGAAGAGAACGGACACACTTAGCATCACAGGTGAAGAGTACGAAAGTGATAACGGACAACCTATAAATTATAATCATCAGTTTGAAAGGTATAACGTTAACGGCAGAGTTAAGTTTAAAATAAATAGTGGATTTGTTGACGAGTCGTTAAACGAAACTTTCAAGCAGTTGTTGCTTAGCTCTAAGGTATGGATAAATGAAAACAACGTATTAGTTCCTGTAAACATAAATAGCAAGTCGTTACAATTCAAAACGAGGCAAAACGACAGGCTTATAAATTACGAGATAGGAATCGATTATGCATTTAATGAGATAAACAATATATGATAGTGTCAATATATATCGGAAATGAAAAGCTTGATTTGTTTGGTGATGAAAACATAACGGTACAATCATCCATCATAAACAGTCAGGACATAACATCTAACACTGGAGATTTCTCCAAGGATTTTTCTGTGCCTGCTACTGACAAAAACAACAACATATTCAAGCACTTTTATAATGCTACAATAGATAACGGTTTTGATGCTAGAACAAAAATAGATGGCAAAATAGAGTTAAGCGGATTACCTTTTAAAAGGGGTAAGTTTAGCTTGAGAAAAGTTATTGTTAAAAGTGGGTTGGCATCTTCCTATTCAATATACTTTACAGGTAACAATGCATCGATAAAAACAAAGGCAGGTAATGACGAGTTGAAAGACTTGGATTTTAGCGCATACTCACACCAATACAATAGCGACAATGTAAAGGATGGTTTAACGGGTAGTTTGTTTTCTGGAAACATAATATACAATCTACTTGTAAAGAAACAGTATTTTTACAACTCTGATCCATCGGATGAGACTATGACCGACGAGCTGTCTAACATAGCATACAACAACGCGTCACAAGATAACGGTATATTGTGGTCAGAGCTTAGACCTGCAATAAAATTAAACGCAATCATTTCAGCGATACAAGACAAATACGATATTGAGTTCTCGGATAACTTCTTTGGAAGGGAAGAGTTTGACAAATTGTATATGTGGATAAATCCAGACACTACCAACAATATAGGGGTTGTATCTCAAAGGGTCGACTTTGATGGTGGCGACAATACCAATGTAGATTTTGGAACAGACGTAGGAAGCTTTACAGCGCAAAACACATCAGCAAGTAATGACAGAATAACTTGGACTCTATATTTTAGAGTTATTCCAGAGGCAGGTTTTGAAAACGCACCGTATAAAATAAAGTACTATAGGGATGATGAACTTATAACAGAACAGGAGTTTACAGGTGATAGGTTTATTACTCGTACACTTCAATTTGATGGAGGCTCAAATACATTTCAAGTTTACTTTGAAATAGAAGTAAGTCAAGAGTTTAGTTTTAACTGTAGATTTGCACAACATAAATTTGATAGTGGTTCGGGATTACCGCAACCAACCGTGTATTTAACTACCGCATCAACAGACACAATACAAAGCACGGTCAATATTGCTTTGAATATGCCTAAATTGAAAGTTATAGACTTTTTGAGAGGGTTATTTAGAATGTTCAAACTGGTTGTTATACCACAAAGTGAAACAAACATATACATAAACGATCTAAAAAGCTATTATGCAGAGGGCAATTTAATCGACTTGACGAGATATATCGATTTTGAAAGTGTTGATGTGTCAAGAGGAAAGATATTAAAGGAAATAAACTTTAATTTTGAAGACCCAAGCACCATATTGAATACCCAATTCAAGAAAAACACGGGTATAGCATACGGGGATGAAGAGTTAAAGCTTGAGGATTCGGAAGGGCAACCACTAGATGGCGAAGTATTGGAGTATAAAGTACCATTTGAACAGGTTGTTTACGAAAGATTGGGAGATTTAGATGGAGGGGATGCCACAAATGTGATGTATGGGGCTATAATAGACGAGGATAGAAACGCGGAGAACCCAAAGGCACACATATTTTACAACGTAAATACCCAAATAGGTAGCAAAAAGATTGCTTTTATTGACGATCAAGGGGTTGTTTCTAATGATATTTTAAACATAAACACACCAAGCCACACCATTAACTTTCTGGATATGCCGTTTAGTACGGTATTTGGCAGGGAGTTTGACGAATGGAACTTTGTAGCTATAGACAATACTCTTTATACCAATTACCACGATGACTACATTACAAGTATATTCAATATAAAAAGGCGTGATTTTAAATTTAAGTCTATATTGCCATTGAACATATTGACATCAATACAACTAAATGACGTTATAAAGATAAAGAAAGAGTATTATCGAATTGACAACTACCAGTTGGGATTGATAGATGGGAAAAGCACATTGAACTTAATAAACAGCTTCGATAATGACCTACAAGGATTTACTGCAAGTCAAACATCATTCATAACTGATTACCTTGCAAAAACACTAGGGGCGTACGTAACTGGCACTACTGTATTTCAGTTCGAAAAGAAGGATCAGGGCTACGGGGTTTCGTGGATAGTTCCCTACAATGTGGATAGCAATATTTATTTTGACCTAGACCAAAACGATACGGGATTAGAAAGAAATATGGTTATACAAGTATTTGATGAGTTTAAAACAAAGAGCTTTTTTGTGTACATAACGCAAAGGCCTGGGGTTATAACTTGGGATAATAATACAATAACTTGGGATAATAATACAATAACTTGGGATAATAATTAAAAATATAATATAATGGCATATCAACCAATAAGTTTAGGAGTAGGTAATGGAACAGGTGATGGAGAAGGATTAAGGGATGGTGGTGTTAAAATAGATCAGAACTTTGAAGAACTTTATGCATCTAAAGCACCAGATGAATATGTATTCGTGTCAACAAAAGATGATCTGCCAACACCATCGGGTGGAATAATAACCCTTTTAGCTAATTCAACATATCATTTTACAGCAGCAGTAGACCTAACTGGTGACAGGCTTGTAGGAGGTGAAAACACAGCTATAACGGGTTCTTCTTCCGAGAACGCATCTATAACTAGTACAGGATTAGGTGTGGGTGTAGCTCTATTAACAACCGTATGGACTACCCCTATAAGAAACATATCTTTTAAGGACGTAGATACAGTTATTGCTTTAGATGGTTTGGGAAATGATGTGTCGCTAGATTGGTTTGCTGTTAATTTTGTAAACATTCCAAACATAGGAACTATAAAAAACTTTGATAATTGGATATACGGAACAGGGGCATTTATAAATTCAAAAGGACTTGTTTTTGATGGAGATTCGGGAACAATAGGTATTATCAACTCACTGTTACAAGGCGATGGTTTAGCAGGCAATATCATAGAGGTATTATCTACGGCAACAGTGAGTAGAAGGATAAGGATAATATATAGCTCCGTTGTGGCTTTTGCCTCAACCATAGGTATAAAAATAGACCCTTTAGCAACTATAGAGGATGCAAGCTACATACTTGACACAATATCATTTACAGGTGGAGGCACATATTTATCAGGACTAGATGTTTCTAGTGACGAATCATTATTTACCAGATGTACTGGGATAACTAATACGTTTATAAATGGTCAATTGTATATGCAGGGGAATGCAACAGTAACAATAATATCAACATTGGGTGTTTTTACAAAAGTACTAGGAACAACTATAGCGAGTGTTGATAATTTTAAATTCTCACACACAGACAATAGATTGACGTGTGAAGCTGTATTATCTAGGAAGTATCTAATACAATGTAATCTGTCTTTTGAAAGTGGAAACAACCAACAATGCGAGTTTGGTTTTTATGACTCAAAGTTATTAGATGTTAGGACGCCATCCAGAACAAAATCTACATCTAGTGGTACTGGTAAATCCGAAAACATATCTTTCAATTGTGTTGTGAATTTCATAAAAGACGACTACCTTGAAATATGGTGTAGAAACAATACATCAACATCAGATATAACAGTTACAGAAATGAATTTCGTAATAACAGAAATAGGATAATATGGACATAGTGAAAATAATAACGCTTTTAAATTCTAATGATTTCTATGGATGTGGCAACAATATAGAGATAGCAAAAGGGAAGTATAAATATACTACTACTTGGAAAGGGTTTAAATATAAAATTAGAAGAGTATGGCGATCGAGAAAGTAATAAAAATAATAGCTGAAACCAAACAGGCGGCAGATGATATAAAAGACCTGTTCGGTGATATGGTGAAGCAGCAAAAGGAAGCCGACAAGCAACAGGAGAAACTAAACGATAGTGTTGATGATTTAGGAAAAAGTGCCAAGAACAGCGAGAAGGGGTTAAAATCGATACAAAAGGGTATTAGTGGTATTGGTGTGGCTTTTAAGGCTATTGGAATCGGTCTTATAATATCCGCATTCAACACTTTCAAAGATGTTTTATTATCAAACCAAGAAGTTGCCGATTTGTTCTCTACCGCAATGACTACTGTTAATGTCGTATTCAATAAAACGGTTGGGGTAATTATCGATGCTATTAAATACACAAGAGAAGCAACAGGAGGATTTGACGCATTGGGTAAGGTTCTTGGTGGTCTTATTACTCTACAACTTACACCATTGAAGCTTGCATTTTTTGGAATAAAACAAGCCATAACTGGTGCGCAATTAATATGGGAAAAATCATTCTTTGGAGATAAAGACCCTGAAACAATAGATAAACTCCAAAAGGAATTTGATGAAACAGCATTAAAAATAAAAGAAGTAGGCGAAGAAGCTGTAAAAGCAGGTTTAGACGTAGTCACTAACTTTAGCGAGGCAGTGGGTGAGGTTGGAACATTAACCAGTAAAACCATAGAGGGAATAAAAGAAATAAGCATATCAGCATCAATTGAGCAAGCAAAGAACATTACACAGGCTCGAAACAATTTTGAGTTACTAGCACTTCAACAACAACGTCTACAATTGCAGTATCAAAAGGATGCGGAGATACTAAGACAAATCAGGGATGATCAGCAGTTGTCCATTGATAGAAGGATAGAGGCTAACGAAGAGTTAAGCGAAGTATTAAGACTTCAAAATGATGTGGAAGCCAAAACAATAAAGGCTAGGATTTCTGGATTGCAACAAGAGCAGAACGCACTAGGTGTAACTATAGAGCGAACTAATGAGATATACCAATTACAAACAGATTTAATTGATGTACAGGAAAGACTTGCAGGGCAAGAAAGCGAACAACTAACAAACAGAAACGCTTTATTAAAAGAGCAGATACAACTTAACCAAAGTTTATCCGATGCAGAAAAGGAAAGAAGATTGGAGCAATTGGAGTTTGACGCATCGCAAGAAGAAGAAAAATCCCTTCAATTAGAAAAGCAAAAAGAAAAGCTTTTAATTGAAAATGAATTAATCTTAGAAGACATTGAAAGAAAAAGGGAGTTGTTTGCCCTTGGAACACAGGCAAGGGTTGACGCTGAAAATGAATATTTATCAAGAAAGCAAGAAATAGACAATGCAATAACAGCAAACGCAGCGGAAAGTCTAAAACAACAATTAGCAGACGAAAAGGCGGTTGCGGAAGCCAAAAAGAAAATACGAGAATCAAATATAAGTAATGTATCTAGAGGAATCGACCTAATTAAACAACTTGGTGACAAATCAAGAGCGTTACAAGCCGCTTCTGTAATAGCTGAAAATGCGGTCGGTGTAGGTAAGACAATAATAAACACGCAAGCAGCAAACGCAGCGGCTACTTTAAAATATGCTGCATTGCCTGGAGGGATTGCATTGGCGGCAGCGGAGAGAGCAGCAAACAATGTCGGTGCAGGTATATCGATAGCCTCATCCGTATTAGCTACAAAGAACGCGCTTAGTCAATTAAAGCAAGGTGGAAATGTAGAGGGAGGAAGCACGCAAGGTAGCGGAGGATCAGAAGCATCCGCGCCAAGCTTCAATGTTGTACAAGGAACGGGAACAAATCAAATAGCCGAAAGTCTTGCAAGGGAGCAGCAACCAATAGAGGCTTTTGTTGTTAGTTCAAATATGACAACAAGTCAGGAATTGAATAGAAATATAATAGAAAGCAGTACTATATAAACGAAAAAAGAGCGTCCGATACGCTCTTTTATACTAATAATCAAAAAAATAACCAACTTTTTGAGAAAAAAATGTTATATTTGATTAGCCAAACTAAAACTAATAGTCAAATATAGTATTTTATTACTAATAAATAGTAATAATATTAAATTTATTTTGATTATTATATGAAAACATACGAGGCTATATTTAATTCTAACAACACAGATGGCGTATTCGGCATATCTTTAGTCGAAGACCCTGCAATGGAAGGTTTGTTTATAACGCTTTCCAAGCAAGATAAAATCCAATTAGCAGAAGTAAACAAAGAAGAGCGTATTTTAATGGGTCTAGTATTAGAACCCAATAAGCTTGTATATAGAAATCAAGGAGGCGAAGAGTTTAATATGGTTTTCAAGGAAGAGACTATAAAAAACTTGGCGCACAACTTTTTCAAACAGGGTTATCAAAGGAATTCAACAATAGAACATAGCAAAGAGGATAAAATACCAAATGTTTCTTTTGTAGAAAGTTGGATAGTTGAAGACCCAAAAAACGACAAGTCAAATGTTTACGGTTTTAGTTACCCCAAAGGAACTTGGATGGCTTCTATGAAAGTGGACAATGATGAAATATGGAATGAATACGTAAAAACAGGAAAGGTACAAGGCTTTAGCATAGATGCTATGGTAGACCTACAAGAAATTAACTTAAAATCAAGTATAAAAATGGCAGAAGAGCAAGAGAAAGATGTTTTTGCAGACCTTAAAGTATGGTTTACTAAAAACTTCTTAAAAAAAGAAGAAGTAAAATTCGGAACGGTTAAAACCTCGGATGGCAACATAGACATTTATTTCGATGGAGAAGAAATAATGCAAGGAGCTGCCGTTTGGTCACAAACAGAAGATGGTGAGAGATTGCCATTGCCTATGGGTGATTATGAAACAGAAATGGGGGTTGTAGTTGTTTCGGAAGACTCAACAGTAACAGAAGTTAAACAAAAAGAACAACAAGAAATGGCAGAAGAGCAAGCACCAGAAGCAAAACCAGAAGCTTCTAACGACGATTTGACAAACCAGATTAAATCATTATTGATTAAATACAGCGAAGACACGGACAAAAAGATTGAAGAGATCAAAACAGAGTTTTCCAAGCAAACAGAAGATTTGAAGAAGGAAAATGAAGAGTTGAAAAAAGAAGTTGTCGAGTTGTCGAACACGGAGATTAGAAAACCAGTTAAAACAGCAAGTCCTGTGGAGTTTTCTAAAATGACTGAATTAGAAAAAAGAAGATATTATAGAGCTAATGAAAAATAGGAAATACATATTGAAAGATGGTGTTGTCCTTAGACCTTACGGGGTTAACAGCAAATTAGACAATAGCAACATAACCGATAGTATCGCCATATTGGGATTGAAAAAAGGATGGGCGAAAGAAGAAGATTTTAAACAAACAAAAAAAGCAAGAAAAAATGGCGATAACAGGTAATTCACTAGAAATTTTAGGTGTGGCAGCAGAGCCGATCATCGAAGAAATTTTATTTAACAACAACACATTAGACAAAGGTTTGGTGACTTTTGAAGACGATGTAAAAGCGGAAACTATTTTCACAGAAGCAGACGCAACGGCAACAATGCAGGCTTGGATTAGTGGGGATCCTACAACACAAGGGGCTCTGAACTCTTGGGATACAAAGGTTACGCCATTAAAAGTTATGTTTTATCAAGAGTTCGACCCTGAAACATTAAGGTTTTCTAGGTACAAAAGAAGTATGAAGCCAGGGGCTTGGGAGAACTTTAGCACTGAATTTGAAAGAGTTGTAATTGGCGGTATTTACGCTAAAAGAATTTCATTAAGTGCAGAAATAAACTTTTGGAAAGGAGCTACATCTGCTACATTGGCTACCATAGCAGGTTTAACACCAGGGGCGCCAAACACCTCTATAGGAGCAGAAGAACAAGCAATGGCAGCAGCTTCTTTGGGAATAGATGGCGAGTTTGATGGTTTAATCACAAAGTTGCTTTACAATACGTCCAGGGATGGAGGTGCAGCAGCAGTGGGGGAAAGAATAAAAGTAGTAGGTTCTACTATTGATGCGTCAACGATCAAAGCGGAATATGATAAGCTTTATACGGCTATTCCTGCGGAGGTTTTAGAAAATGGAGAGCTTCCAACGATATACGTGCCTTATTCTCACAAACAGCTTATTAATATTTTCAACAACAATGTTGCTAATTTTAAAGATGCTTTTGATGTAAACGGTGACACTTATTCATTCAATGGATTGACAATAGCGTTTGTTCCAATTCCAGAAAATGTAATGCTTTGTGCTAAAAAAAGTCACTTGTTTTGGGTTACTGATTTGGTATCAGATGTTAACACAATGAAGATGGATAAAATTGCAAACAACAGAGAAGATTATTTCTTAAAATCTGTAATGTCTATAGGGGCGCACGTAGCAAACCAAAACTTTAACGTTTTATACGTAGGATAATATAAACATAGGGGTTTTAGTTAACCCCTTTTTAAAACATTATAATAAATGGCTTGTACTAGTGACATAACATCAGGAAGAACAAAGAATTGTAAAGACAGCTCTGGGGGGTCTAGGGAGTTATACCTATTCAACTACGTAGAAGACCCTTTCACGATTGTAGCAGGTGAGGCGACAGGAATAAACCCGTTGTTAACAGTTGTTTATAAGTATGAAATAGAAGGTGATGGTAATACGTTGGTTGAAAATTTCATAGCAGAAAGACAAAACGGGACAGCAGTAAATACACAAACTGCTACAATAGTTCTAAAAAAACAAGACGCAACAACATCAGATCAATTGGATAAACTTGCGAAGGGTTATACCCAAGCAGTGATAAAGGATAGAAATGGAGTTTACCACGCTATTGGAATTGAGGATGGTTTAGACGCGACCATCGACGCAACAACAGGAGGCGCAAGAACCGACTTAAACGGTTACACATTGACATTGACATCGCAAACTGGGGATTTTAGCCCTAAATTGGATTCAGCAACCGTAACAGCGTTTTTGGCTTTAGTAGCGTAGTTTACATAAAAATTATATTAAAGCCTGATATGTTATATTAGGCTTTTTTCTTAAATTGCATATATGAAGGTTATTCTACCGAGTTTAAACGAACAAAAAGTATATTTAGTGCCTAGGCACTACCCGACTACACAGTTGGATTTGACCATTATACTTGAAGCTACAAATGCATCACAAGAGTTTTTAGACGTTTCATATTCAATAAACAACGGGATATTAGATTTCCTTTTACAAGGCACTTACCCAAACAACAATAAATACCAGATAACACTTAAAGAGTCAGGAGTTGTTGTGTATAGGGGTAAAATGATAAGCACAGACCAAACACCAGAAGACTACAAAATAACAAAAGATACATATGTCTACTAAAAAAGATAATAATATACAGGTTATTCAAATGAGTAACTACGTTCGACCTAAAGTTGTTGAGAATAAAACTCAAAACTGGGTAATGAATGGTAGAAAAAACGAGTTTTACCAATATATTATCGATAGACACAATGGTAGCCCTACAAATTCAGCCATAAACGACTCTTATATAAATCTTATCTACGGAAGGGGTTTATACCTTAAAAGTGGATCGCCAGATGATTTTTTAACATTCTCAACTATGCTAAGACCTAGGGAGGTTAAAAAGGTTGTTTCTGATTTTCAAATATTTGGTGAAGCTTCAATGCAAATAGTTCCAAAACGGGTTAGTAAAAATCTACCTACAATATATCACATAGCAAAAGAAAAGACAATCCCATCCATTCAAAACGAAGATTGCGAAATACTAAGTTATTGGCACAGTAAGGATTGGGATAAACAATATAAGCCCGAAAACAAACCAGAAGAGTTTCCAGTATTTGGAACATCGCAAAAAGAAACACAGGTATATGTTATAAAACCATACAGAGCAGGGAAAGAGTATTTTTCTGATCCCGACTATTTAAGTGGATTGCAGTATGCGGAATTAGAAGAAGAGATCAGCAACTTTTCGATTAACCACATAAAAAACGGCTTGTCTTTTGGGTATATTATAAACTTCCCAATAGGTGCGGATTTAAATACAGAGGAAAAAAAAGAACTAAAAAAAGAAATAACTGAAAAATTATCAGGTAGCAGCAATTCTGGTAAAATAGTTATGAATTTTAGTGACGCAGAAAAGCAGATAACCGTAGAGGTAATGGAGGTTAGTGATGCTCATAAACAATGGGATTTTTTAACAGAGTTATCGGAATCGAAAATACTACGCTCTCACAAATGTACTTCTCCTAGTATTGTAGGTATTATTCCTAATACTGGCTTTGCTAGTACTGCGGATGAAATGGATATGGCAGAGAAGCAACTTGTTAAAAGAGTCATAACACCAAAACAGGATTATATAATTGAAGCGTTACAAGATATAGCAAGGTTTTACGATCTAAACATTGAATTAGGATTTAAGCCGTTAACAAAGGAAGAAGAAACAGAGGAAGAAGAAACAGAGCCAGTAGTGGCAGAGTTAAAAAAAAAAGCGAGCGCACTAGATGAGTTTATCGCAATGGGTGAAGATGAACCCACGGAAACACATTACTTAATAGATGAAAGAGAAGTAGACTATAATGATGATAAGATAGAACTTGCAAGTACTGGAACGGCACGACCAAACTCGAAAAGTTCGCAAGACAATGAGGATATAATAGTAAGATACAAATACACTGGAAACAAAAACCCTGAAAGAGAGTTTTGTAAAAAGATGATAAATGCAGGTAAGATTTACCGAAAAGAGGACATAATACAGATGGGGAGCAAGCCCGTTAATCCTGGCTTTGGTATGGATGGAACTGATACCTATTCAATATGGCTTTACAAAGGTGGTGGGTTATTAAGTGAAACATTCCCAGGAGGCACTTGCAAACATAAATGGAATAGGGTTATTTACTTGAGAAAAGGCAGAAAAGTAGATGTAAACAGCCCATTAGCAGAAGTAATAAGCACGAGTGAAGCAATAAGAAGAGGTTACAAAGTAGAGACTAACGATAGTCTTGTTAGTATTGCGCCACACGATAACAAATAGATAATTATGGCAGATTTTTTATTCATAACACCACAGGAGTTAATCGAAAACACAATAATTGGTGGTAATGTTGACGTTGACAAGTATATGACTAGCGTTGCTAGTGTTCAGATAAGCGTTATTGAACCACTTTTAGGAACGGAGTTATACGACAAAATAAAGACAGACGCTCAAAATTCAATGTTAACAGGATTATATGAGACTTTATACAATGAATACGTAAAGCCAATAACTAAAAACCAAGGGGCTGCGGAATATATAAAGATTTCACCATATATGGTCGTAAATGGAGGTGTGTTCAAGCACGCGCCAGAAGACTCCGTACAACTTACATCAGATGAAATTGCGTCTTTAAGTCAAGTATATCAAAAAATGTCACAAATGTATGTTATTAGATTTGAAAAATGGATAGGTAAAAACGAAATACCAGAATACAAGACAAGTCAAGATGAAGTAAACGCACAAAAAGACATAAAACTAACATACGGATGGCTAATATAGATCAAGGGTATGACTCTAAATGTAAAGATGGTTCAGGCGGCTTAAAAAACGTCTATCTTTTCAGTTTTGAGAATTACAACAGATCGGAAATAACAACAAACGGAAATATATTAACATCATTTCCAGAAACGACCATATACGGATATGAGTATGTTTCTGATCCTGTTTTCGCAAATAAAATGCAAGAGGAAGCAGGGGGAAAATATTACGACGAAAATATATCGATTGAGCTATCAAAGGTTGATGTAGATTTAAACCTAAGAAAGCTATTAAAAAAAGATGTCCGAATAATAGTATTGGACAAAAACGGTAAATATAGAATACTAGGAGCTTACAAAGGTTTGGAATGCACGGGTATAAAAGCAAGCATAGGAACAAGCAGAACCACTCTAAACGGTTACGACATAAGTTTTGAAGGAAAAGAAGAAAGAGAGTCGTTGTATATTGATGACTTGTTTGGAACAGGATTTACAATAGATGGTCAAGAACCACCACCGCCAACAGTTTCCTACCCAGGGTCAACGGGTAGGTTTTCTCTTGAAGATATTTCGGATGGTGCAAATCCAATAGTAGCAAAAGTTAAATCAGGAACAGAGGCAGCGCAAGACTTTACAGCCATTGAGTGGCTGGATGGTACGTTATTGGCTTATTGTGCAACAGGAGACAATGATGGCATACTACAGGGTATATATGAGCAAGAAAGCGGAGACTATTGGGAAGTTAACAACCAAACGGTTAAAGTAGTAGAAAGTGGCGTTATATTGACACTGGATGGACGCCCGTGTTGGCGTATGGTTTCGGGTTCTTGGATAACCACAACGGGGTCTACGGTAATGAATACACTAAGTATATTTACAAAGCACAAGAATAACGCTTTAACCAACCTAATACAGTACTTGGTTTTCTCGACAACTCCTACGGATGGAGGGTTATGGACTGGTGGAACTTTTTCAGGAGCAACGGGAATAGGTTTTTTCTCTAACCCCTCTTTCATTAGTTCAACAGTTGAGGATTTAAATAGTCATTATGTGTCGTGTATAAGTGATGGTGTTGACTTGGATTTGTATGTCGATGGGAACTTGGAGGTTTCTGGTGTAAGTAGGTCATTAAATGTAAACCTTATATCAAGAAATCAAGCAAACCTTACTTTTATAGGTGATGTATGCGAAATAGTACTATACGATACAGACGAGGCAACGGATAGAGTGGTAATAGAGACTAAAATAAACAGATAATGAGTCATTTAATAAACATAGCTTTAGGAGAATACGGAGTACGTGAGATATTGGGATCAAACGACAACCACAGGATTATGCAATATTTTAATGATATTGGCCATAGTTGGGTAAAACACGATGAAACCGCCTGGTGCAGCGCTTTTGCCAATTGGGTAGCTTTACAGGCGGGTTATTTGACAAGCGGCAAGTTAAACGCTCGTAGTTGGTTAAATGTAGGAGAAGAAACACAAGACCCTAAAATTGGTGATGTAGTTGTGTTTTGGAGGGAAAGCATAGAAAGTTGGAAAGGACACGTAGGATTTTTTATTAAAGAGTCAAATGGCTATATTTGGGTTTTGGGTGGCAATCAAAACAATTCAGTAAATATAAAAGCCTACCCCAAAAGTAGATTATTAGAATACCGTAAAATTAATTAAAAACAAAAACAATGGCACATTTAACAGATGCAGAGAAAATCGCAGCTTGGGACGAATCACAAGTAAAAAGAGTAACACTAGAAACGCACTTCCTTCACTTGGTTATGACAGGTCAGCACGATGATTTTTCAAACGGTGGAAATAGAGTTTTGGACTATTTATATAACGATGGCTCATATCCGTATGACAACTATGATAAACCTTCAGGTTTTAGTGTTGGTGGTGGTGGAATAAGCAAACCCACAGAATGAACAAAATAACTAGACATAATATAATTACAATGATACCCTTCTTGATGCTGTTTATAACGGCATTGAGTGGGTATTTTTCTAGTTATAATACTTATTCATTTTTTTACTCAATACTAGGTGATTTGGTTGGTTACTCTGTGTTGACAAATATAGTTTTCATATTCCTATATTTCAGAAAGTCTTTTTGTAGTCAAACAAAGATAGCAGTAGCAGGGCTATTGGTTATGAATATAATAAGCATAATATTCTCCTTGTCTGAAAATTGGGTTTATAATAAAATGTACGATCTTTGGTTATCCCTAATAATTCTAGTTTTCATCGTGCTTAATACATTTAACGCTGTTAAGGCAATTAAAAAAATTATTAGATGTTTTTGATGCAAACAATACAGGACTTGGAAAAGGTTCTAACAATTAAAGAAGTTTCGATTGTAGGAGTATTAATCTTTATTATATTCTACCTTATGTGGTCAATACACAAGAAGGACAAGAGATTGGAAGAGGTTATGGACAATCATATTAGGGATTTGAAAGAAAGCGATAAGGATAAGACCGAACTAGTAGAAAGGTCTATAAAAATGGTTAACGATTTAAAAGAAATAATACACTCTAAATAATATGACTTGCTCTAGTAACGACAAAGAATACACGCAATCTATTAAAGAAATAAAAGATAGGAAAAAGACTTTATCAGAAAATCTAAAGGATTTATTTGACGAAGCAATGACCAGTATCGATTGCCTTAAAAATAAGAAATACAAATAATTGTTGTTTTTTACATAAATATATTGTACATTACACATAATGTAAAACATTTCATTTTGGTTAGTAGCAATAATAGGCTGATTTCTTTAATAACTAGGAATCAGCCTATTTTTTGCAATAAATTTAAATAGTATGAGAAAAGTAAAAAATAATTGGTTTTGGTATTTGTTGATAGTTGTTTTAGTATTGGCGCTATTGAAGCAATGCGGAAAGAAAGGAGAAACAATAGTTAAAACAAAGATAGAAACTAAATACATTGAAAGAGTTGATACAATAAACACCGTAACCATTAAAGAAATACCTAAAAAGGTTTATGTCGTAAAGGAAACAACCATAAAAGGAAAGGACTCCATAGTGTATGTCGATAAAGAAACAAATGAGGCTATAGAAGCTAACCAATATGATACAAAGTTGGAAAGCAATAACGCTACAGCAGACTTAAAAATAACAACTACCGGTGAATTACTTGATGTTACCGGCTCTATCTCATACCAGGAGAAAGAAACAACAATAAAGGAAACGATAAAAAAAGACAAAAGCGGATTGTTCTTGTATGTTGAGGGTTCCGTACAGCCTGTTTTAGAACGTTTTGAGTTAGGACTGGACTATCAGATCAGAAACAAAATTATAATAGGAACAAGCGCATCATACAACAATGTAAGCAAGAGTATAAACTTTAATGCTAAGGTTGGGATTAAGTTGTTTTAGATATCTTATTCCTCTGGTGTTGATTTTAGCCACTCTTCATATTCAGGTATGTAAATAATAAGATCCATCATATCAATTTTTGTTATACCTTTCACCTCTTTTAACCACTTGCATATAGCTTCTAAGTTATTTTCTATATTCATTATTTACTAATTTTTAAGATTTAATACATTTGTCGAACTTATACGATAGTTATAGCGCATTTATTTCAGCATCCTTTCAGCTTCTACCATCCCCATTAAATAATCGTAGTAGCATTGCATATCTACATCTATATCACCTTCACTTCTTTCTGTTGCCCATTTACTTGCTGCTTTGGCTTTCTCTCTTGTTGTCAAACGCACCCTAACATCAAATAAAACCAAAAGCTCATCATATAGCTTCTGCCCTGCTTCATCGCTTACTGTGAAATCTTCACATAATTTTCTAAGTTCTTTTTTCATATCGCTTCAGTTTTTATTCATACCGTTAATCTCTATCCATACTAGGAAACTCCAAAGTACTTACACCTCTTTCAGCAAAGAACTTAGTTATAACTAAAACTATTTCGTTTAGTTGTTCAGTGTTTATGTCCTTGGTGCTATATATGTCGAATAAAGCTATTTGTATAGGTCGCCAAAAACAATCTTTCACTATGTTAGGCGTGTAAGGTATGCTTATATCTTTTCCTTTTAATCCAGTAAACACAAACTCCTGACCCATTTCATTAAATGCAAATGAAATCATATTGAAAAACAAATGCAGTGCGGAGTTTTGTCGTAACGACCTAGTGTCCTGCAACTTCTTTAGCTCTACTCTATTGCCGTTTTGACATAGAAGGTTAAATCTAAGTTTTGCCTTTGCTAGTTCGTCTTTATTTGATAGGTTAAATTCCATATATATTATAGTTGTAAACAAGTGCTACCTATTACTTCTTTTGATAATTTCTGCATATATATCCATACTTCTATATATCATTGCATTTAGATTTAGCACTCCATTATATTCTCGCATACAATATTCCCAACACTCACTTTTTATTTGGTCTAATCCAAAATCATCACTAATCATTTTTACTCTTTTGTCAATCCAATTATTTATTTCCATTTTTGTAATGTTTTTAGTTAATTAACACTCCACAATATGGGGTTAAACTTCTGCGTGTTGTCTCTTCCAGACTCTAAAATCATAGACATATCCCTCATTTCACTTAAACGCCTCATTATAGCGTGATACGTTAGATTTTTGCAATGCTTTGCTATTGTCTTACCTGTGGATGGTTTACCTATCTTAATCATTGTGTTTTTGATTATATGGTAATGTGTGTCTTTTACTGGCTTTATTGCCTCGTGTGCTTCTAAACTAGACTTTCTCATAACTATTCATTTTTAAAAACGGGTTTATTCTATAATTATAAAGTTGCTCTTTTTGTGACTCATTAAGTATAGATATTGAACTAACTATCTTTTTCATTATGTTTGATTTTTTATGCTTAGATTTCAATTTGTCTTTTAACAAAACATTTTCATTTTTAAGAACCATAATTTCATACATATATTTATTTTCTATAACTTTTAACCGTTCTTCATAACTTAAAGCCTCAATTTCACTTATCATATCTTTTGGATTAACACTTATTACTGACATTAAAATTTCGTTAATATCAGTATGTAGTTTTAGTAAAAACTCATTGTTTTTTATTTCGTAGTCGTATTTCTTAAAACAATGAGTTACAGACGCGTGATCCCTTTTTACCCAAAGCCCCATTGATTCGTAAGACTCATTCGTATATGTTTTACACATTTTAAAATAAACCCATCTTAATAAAACATACCTAGTTTTTTTGCATCTTTTAGATATGTCTAAATTAGAATAGTTACATACTATTTTGTAAATCGTTTCACTTTTCATAATTGTTTTAGTTTAATTGTTTAACATTTATTATTAATAAATCTTCATTCCCCTTTTTTGATTTAATAGTTATTTCTGGTATTATTTTGTAGGTGTCATCTTCAAATATTATATCCTCAACCATCTTAAGCATATAAACAGTGTTAGATGTGTCTAGTGGTTTGTTTTTAAATAAAAAGGTATAATCTACTTTATATATTTTATCCTTCTTAAAAACACCTTTAAATTGATCCCTAACAATAAGAGTGTATGTGTTTTTGTCTTTCTTTCTTTTTGTCCAATGCTTACCTGCGTATATTTCATTTAATGAATGTTTAGGTAGCCCTCTTAGTATTATTTCACTCATACAAACTATATTGTCTTATTTTTTCATCGAACCATTTAGAATCAAACATAACTCCATTAACATCTAAAAACAATCTATGCTCTTCTAAAAGGAATATCATTTTGCTTTTTATTTCTCCTAGCTCCTGGTGTTCTTCCCGGGTTAAAAGCATTAAATTCTCTATTCGGTTTTCCCTATTTACTATGTGGTGAATATCTACACCTCTAGCTCCGCTTAATTCACTAGGCATAAAATCGTTTAAATCATAACCCAATGAGTCGATGTATATTTTAGTGTGTTTCTTCATAGCTCACTTAATTGAATATCATTGATAAGCTTATCGAGATCCTTAATTAATACTCTATATTTATACTTATGTTTTGGTTTCCATCCTACTTTATGCAACCTTCCTCTATTATAAATATATCTACCTTTTTGTTTTCTCGGCTCACAAGTCTTGTATACTGCTCCCATAGTTTGTTTTTTTTTAGTTAATAACCTGCGTATAACAGTCAATAAATAGCATTAAAACGCTACTTATTTTGGTGTTATAAACAAGTGGCTCAATCTGTACGCAATCAAACCCTATAAAAGCCACCAGTTTATAACAATGCGTATAATTAATGGATTGGGCTTGGTACTTAATCAAAGGTTATTGCTTATCATCTTTTTCTTTTATTTTTTCTTCCCTCTTTAGCTCGTTTGCGGATAAAGCGTAGTATAAATTTTGTAATTGGTGTACATAAACCAAAGTGCATAAAATAAAGTCTCTAGCAACAAACATAAATCC